TCCGAACACCCCACCACCAAAGCCGCCACCCATAGAGGATTGCAAGCCATTGCCGCTAAATGTCTGGCCAGCAGGCGCATAGGCGCTTCGGTTAATCGCGTTATACAAAAGAGAATTGTTGATCCCGCTGTTGATGCCGCCGCTGAGCGCGTTGCCCATGCCGACCGTTCCTGACGCTTGCGATTGACCGATCTGGCCCATCGTATTGGCCGCCGCATTGGCTCCACCGATCCCGGCTTGTGCAGCGTTGCCGCCGAGTTGTGACAGAGACAAAAGCCGATTGTAATAATTACCAAATTGCTGTGTAGCCAGTCCTTGATTGAATTGCGCAAAGTCTTTCAAGGCACCGCCTGACATATTCATGCCGCGCGCATTGAGTGAACGGGTCAGGCCAAGTTCGCCTTGCTGCTGGGCAAACTGATAATCAGGAGAATTGTAGAACTGAGAGTAATCCGCGTTCTGTGGCGTGGATTGGCCATCCTGGCCGATGCCGTAAAGCTGACCTAGCGAATAAGTCGCGCCCGTGCCGATATTGATATACGGATCGAGCTTGGCACGCGCTGCGTTCTGTGCGGCCAACGCCTCGCGCTCAGCCGCCACTTGTTGACTGGATGCACGCGATGACGCATAGGCGTTAATACCCGCAGACGCGAGTGCAGCCCCGCCGATAATGGCTGATCCAACGAAGGCCATTAGCCCTCCAAAAGCTTCTGCTGTTCAACAAATTCGAGATATTCCCGCTCACTGGATGCGGTGAATTTATCCTCGATCAAATCCGGGTCCGTTTCTTCGGTCCCGAGGATTGTCGTCCATACGCAATCGGTAAAAGCGTAAGCAATGCGTTTCGTGCCGGGAGGGGAAACAACCGTAAATGGAGCCTTGACCCGCTTCATTTCGTCCCCGGTCATTACCGCCATTTCACCCGCCGATAGAATGTTAAGGTTCATGTATTTGTGAATTTTCCCGGTCAGCAACGTACCCGCCGGGATGAAAAGCTCACGCGCGTAAACCCCAGGCGAGAAATAATGCTTCAGAGGCAAGTCAACTTGAGGATGCTTGCGCATCTCATCCTCAATGACGTTGATCTTGTCCCGAGTTGATAATTCCAGCATCAGGCACCAATCGCCGTAATAATCTCGTTTATTGCCGTCTGGATCGCCGTGAAATTGGAGTTGATCGTTGCATCGTCACCAGTCCCGCTGACCGCAGACAAAGACAATGGCGTGATAGTTCCAGCCGATCCGCCAGAGATAACGAAACCGCCATCGCCTGAATCCAGTGCATCGTTGTAGGAGAACCAATAGAGCGCATCGGCTTTGATGTCGCCACTGTCGGCCTGGACACCATCGCTCTTGTAAACCTTCAATGTCGCCAGCGCGCCGGTTGCCGTTACAACACGCGCTGTTACGGCTGCGGTCGAATCGTTCTCAGCCGTGAAGGCGAATGACTCATACGAAATATACTGATCGACAGTTGGTTGAGACGGCAGAAGCGTCAGCGTGATTAAATCCGTCCCCGTCGCATTGCAAGGGATCGTTCTATTCGTGCTGACGACGAAATTATGAATCTGCTGCAGCGCAATCCTGGCGTTGTTGCTCAGAAATCCTTGTGACGTGACGAACGGTAATCCGGGATTGATCGTAACAATCGGATGGCCTTGGGCCGCTGCCGATATGCTCATTCCAACCCAACTTCCATGTTAGCGTGCGCTGCAATGATGACACGCGGCACCGGATCGGAAATCTGCACCCGATACATCCGGTTTCTTGACTGGCCGAGACGCAGCCACCTTAGCCGCTTGTTGTATTCTCCGATCTTGCCCATGCTCTGCCAGAGCTGGAAGCCCTTGAACACACGGCCTCCATCGTCGGACCAATCCAGCATGATTTGCGGGTCAGACCCCTGCCCTGTGGTAATCCCGACGCCTTGTTCAATGTCAAGCTCAAACAACGGAAAGAACACCCGCCGTCTATCGTTATGAATGACGGGCGCGACCATCAGCGCCCGCATGGTGTTGCCAAATTCCGTAAATACCGTGTTGTCGATGTAGCCGATCTGGCCTGAGTAGGCATCCCCAATCAAAGTTCTGTTATAGACATTGGCGACCGATGAGCCACGCCAACGGCCATACGAGTTGTTGAAAATGTCCCATGAGTCGCGTTCATGCCAAAGGCTCGTTGCAATGTCATAAACCCACGTCGCATTCGCATTCGGAAACGTCAGTACGATAAATTTGTGACCCTGGAACGTGTATGAGAAGCAATAAGCATCCGAAACAACAGAGTACTGCCGCCACGCTTCCTCGATAGCGTGTGTACTGACCCGTTTTGGTAGCGTTCCGTCGAGACGATAGAAAATCAGATCGTCCCCGAGGAAGAAAACCGAATTATCCTCCTTGACAGGAGTTAAGGCCGCCGCGCAACCACGCTCGATTGTGCCGCCGTCGATCCGCTGGAACGGAAAGTTGACCGTTCCGGCGTCGTACCAAGTCTCAATCGTGTTTGTGCCGAAAATCAGCAGATTTTCTTGCTGATTGACGACCGCAAGGACATTATCGGGCTGCACTTCCGCCGATGCGAAGTCCAAACCGTTGTAGCTCGTCCCATCAAGCGAACCGGAAATGAAAATCTTGTTCGTTCCGTCCCAGGTCAGCACGAAATAGTTATCAAAGAACGTAGCTGAGGTCGCGGCGTGGAAATTCGTGCTGGTGATGACCTGAAAACCGTCCGCAACCGAGTAAATATAGCCATAGGTCCCGTTGACGATCAGCAATTGCGAGCCATTGTCCGTCATGCAGACGTAACCAGCGCCGCTAACAGAGCCGCCGACAACCGCCGCAACACCCGCCGAGGTCACGCTGTAGAGCAATGGTCCCGAAACCGCATAAAGAACGCCGCCCATGACGTGCAGGCCACGGATCGGCCCCACCCCGCATGTGGCAAACAGTGTCAATCCAGGCGTGCCAAAAACCGCAACCGGCGATTTTGCGTCCTGCGGTTCGGCTTCGGCAAAGGCATTGATAAGTTGTTGTGCGGAAAGTGGAAGGGCCTGTGAGCGGTAAGAGTTCGTCGCAAATTGTATTCTCACGGTCCGGTCTGGTCCGTGTTGTATCCGAACAGATAGCTCTCAGGCTCACGATCAAAGCCCATTACCAGTTCAAGGCTTCCGGTGGCCTGCTCCTTAATCATGGCATAGCGTTGCGCCGGGCAGTCGTATTCCAGTGCCATCTTGAACGCCAAATTCCAGATCAGCGGGTCAAGCCATTCATTCGGCAGATCGGGCGTGTTTGCCCCTGTGGTAAAATCCTGAATGGGCCGCCACCAGGTAAACGTCATGGCACTGGTCACATCGGGGGGCGCAGGCCATACCCACATCACACCCTGATCGTTGGCCCCGCCTCGTGGATCATAGAAAAACTGCGTAATAGTCCCGGTGTTGGTCGGATTGGGCAAGTTCCTATAGTCCAGCCGAGCCATCTGTGTCATTTGCGTAATCAGCTCGCCCTGGAAGGCATAGCGCCGCCCGCCTACAATGCGCAGTGGCCTTAAAATTCCGGTCTGATAGACATAGACCGCATTCCCCGAAGCCGCCGCACCAGTGAGCGCCGCTGCCAAGGTAATGGTCGTTCCAGACGGAGCGCCGCTTTCCGTGGTCCAGAAAATGTCCCCGGAATCGAGGATCACACCGACTTTGTAAGTTGAGGCAAACCCGGTGGCCGAAGTCACGCTGATGGTCGTTGCCCCGGATGCCGCCTGGGCCGAAAGCGTGGTCGCCGTATAGTCCTCAGTGGCGTGATCCGTGGTCGAGCCGCCCAGCACATAGGAAACCTGATCGGGCTGCAGAAACAGCGTGGCTTCGGTTTCCGTCCAGATATGCAGGCCGATGGCGTCCCATGCCTTGACCATGATGTTGAGCTGATCGGCAAAGTCCTGAATGGCCGCCGCGCCTAGAGTTTCCCCAGCGGCAATCGCGCCAATCTTTCGGGCTGCCGATAAAATGATCTGGTTTCGATTGAAGTTGAACGCCGAATTTCCTGATGTCGTCATGTGATCGTCGGCGGCAAACTATCCGCAGTGACCGCGCCAATCGTCCCGTTGAACACCTGGAACTGAGCGCCGCCGTTCGGATTGGTGTAGTCAGTGTTTATTCCGGGGTCATACCCGAAGTTGTTGTTGTTCATCACAAGGAACGTAACCCCCAAAGGGGAATCGCCATAAACCTGGAACTGCGCTCCGCTGATGTTGACATAGGTGGCTGGCTGTCTCGGGCGCGGCAACGGTACGGTCTGATCGTCTGGGATACCTTTGACAAAATCCTGCGGTTGCCGTGCCTCATAGACACGATCCCAGACGATGATATTATTCCACTGCATCTTGGTCCGTCCCGCACGTTCGGCAAAGCCGGTGCGGTCACAAACCCGATAGAACGATCCAGGGCGGTAATGAAGATCGGTGCCCATTATTTCATGTACCATCCGCCGGTGGGGATCGGATAAAACGTGTATCCGCCGTAATCGCCAGAAATGACGATAGATGCCTGCCCCATGATAAGCTCAGAGCCATAAGGCAGGATCGTAATGTTGTAGATGGAGGCATTTCCGGCAACGTCGATGACGCTGACGGGCTGGTTGTCTCTCATGCTCGCCGGGGGCAACTGTACGTCATTTGCCGCCGGAACGGTCTTATCAATCAGGATGTCGCCGGTCTGCGTTGGGCTGATCGTATAGACCCCAGCGGCTGTAACCGTGATCGGGTCCGATAGCGTCATGCATTGCGCGAACGCATCATCGAACAGCGACATCAGATTGAGGCCGTCCGTCAGGTTTGCAAACGTAATAGAAATCATTTGCCGGATTGCTCAACCATTATTGTTCAGTAGGCAAAATATCATGGCGATCATGCCCCAAAGCGCGAAGTTGATTTCGAGCATTATCCGATCCGCCAATTTGTGCCATCGCTATAAACTGGTACTTTGTTAGCGCCACCAGTAGCCACCACATTGCCAAGCCCAGCAGCGAGCGTTGCATTGCTATCGGTTACAAAAGCCCGTTGCCCGGCTATAAAGGACGCGACATCTGGCAAATCCGCAACAATTCCACTAAAGCACGAATTGGCCGCTATATCGTCGTATGTACCGCCACTCACAATTGTTCCGGCTACATCACCGGGAAGATAATCAAGAACATTGCGAGGATACGTGGAAATAACGCCGTTTAACTCAATGTAGAACCTTTTCCCGGTGACGGTGTTTTTATTTACAAACGATGAAAAGACTTGGCAAAGCGCGTTGCCTGTTACGTAAATCCATGATTGCGTAAATGCCGGACTATTAAGGAATGTGTATTCTGGATTGATTTGGCCGAATGACTGCGTGTCAAAAACAACGTGGGAACCTGTACCAGCAGAAATAGTACATACGTCATCACAATAGATCGATCCCTTCTGAGCTACGTTGATGTGGACGCCGAAGTTGCTGCCCATAGAACCGAAATTTATATTTCCATAATACAGAACGCCGCCAAGAGCGGCTTGGAGAATGTTGCTTGACCCAGCTTGATTTGGCATCTGGCCTTTGAAGCCGTGGATTTGCCAGAAGCCACCAAAGCAATTTATCAGTACGACCCCGCCACCACTTCCGGTGTATTCAATAACGACATTATCAGGAGTAGCCTCATTCCCGATGATGGAAACATAGCCAGACGATGGTGTTCCAACATAGGAGCTTAGAGCTATACAGGAACCTTGGAATTGTGGCGCTGTTGTAAAAGTATAAGTGCCGTCCGCAACGCGGATGCTGACATTGTATGTTCTTATATCTAGCGTCGTCGCCACGACTTCGACGGCATGTTCAATTGTCAGGAACGCACCGCCAGCATTGTTGACCAATCCAGTATTGCTGTCGCTGCCATCTGTTCTCACATAATAGGCGCGATCAGCCGTTAGTATTTCTCTGGTGACTTCGCCTTGAGTATAAAGAACATCGGCACCTGCCGCCGTTACGCCCATGAGGAAATCGAGCATGGTCAGCGCCGTTCCAGCAAGAGCAATCTGCGAAAACTTCTTAGTGGCCATGCCTATTCCTGAACATAGTAGTCAGTGCCATCTTCGGTCACGTAGAAATCAGCACCATCCTCGGACATGTAGCCATTTGATGGTGTACTCGTGCCATGCCAGAAGGCAAAAGCGTTGGCGCTTATAGATGCAAGTGTAAATCCTAGCAGGACGCGCCGCGTTAGCATCCTAGCCTCCAACCCAAGCTGTTCCATCATAGAATGCAGGACAAACCTTGGCACCGCCGCCGGTAAGAGCAGCGCCACCCACAGCACAAGTTGTGAGTTGGTCCGTAACGTGAGCACGCGCTCCGGTTAGCGGCGCAGCGGGAAGAGTTGCAACAGTATATCCAGTAGAAGCAGCAGTGCCGTTGTTTATGCGCCAGCCCGTGGTCTGTGTTTGGGCACCAGTGCCAGAAGCAACGGCGATAGGAGCTTGCAAGGTGAGAGTGGATAGAGTGCCGGTGCCAGTGCCAACGCCCGATGTGATTGTCAGGTTTCCGCCGCCAACATTGCTGTCAGTTCCAGCCCTGGAACCTTGGGATTGTAATGTTTGAGCGACCGGAGAAGCGGCATTGGTCGCTCCGAACTGAAAAGTGGCGGCGGCGCTTCTACCAAGAAACGTGTCTGCTGTACTGCCGGTAAAACTATTGGTCTGATTGCTCCATCGAATAATCACATTACTTGTAAGATTAAATTCGCTGGTTTTGAAATACGCAATTTCATTACCGCTGGAGGCCGTAATTAAAATGGCATTAGTTGCACCATTGCTTGCTGCACCCGCAATCCCCTGACCGTCCGCGAAAGTCAAGGCTGGGGCGGCAGCAGTTGCATTCGGAAACGACGCTCTTCCATTAAACCCAGCCGCATATTTATTCGTCATCGTAACATTGGTGCCGTTGGTGGGAGGCTCGATCCATAGCCCATAGGAATTGGTGAACGTAGTTGAACTGGATGCGGCCACTGTCGGAATCCCCAACCGGCTGACATACATACTCGTGACAGTGCCACTCGATGACGTATCTGTAAATGTCGTCGCAGCTTGCACCAAAGCAACGCCGGTTGTCGTCCACGCAGCAGCAGAAACCGAGCCAGCAATACTCAACTGCGGCGTCGTCACAGTTCCAGTAAACGTGGGGGACGCCTGCATGACCGCAACCGTGCCGGTACCAGTCAGCGTGTATTCGCCAACGGTGCCAGAGCTATTGCGTAGGATGCGAGTATCCGTGCCGCCTGTGATAACGGTTGATCCGATGGTGATGCCAGATGCACCGCCAGCTCCACCGGAAATCTGTTGGGCGTTCGCGCTGGAAATCAGCGCGGCGAATAGAAGGGCTAGAATGCTTCTCATTACAGCACCGAACCGCTGACAAATCCTACTGTCGAAAGTGTTAGCGTCGCACAAGCAGTTGAGCTAATCGCCACGGTTATGCCGACCGAGAAGGCTCTAGGGTAGATCGGATAGGTTATAGACTTGCCACTCGCCGCAGATATGTCGATACATTCAACAAGGTTGCCGCTTGAGGAACCTGCCGTGGTCGCGCCATTCGACGGTGCCGATGTCGCGTTGAACACCATCAACCAACAAGCGGCGGTACATTGAGCATAAGCACCGTAGAGATTGCCGGCGGAAGCTTTCAGGACACAGGAGGATACGGCTGAACCGCAAGTGGTTGAAGTCAGCGCGAGCGACGAACTAGCTGTTGGTGCTGGATTGACACTACCAATCAGATTAGTGCCAGCAGGAATAGCGCTAGCAACCGAAGAAGCAATCGTGTTGAGTTGTGACGTAACGGTGCGGAGCTTGGCCGAGACGGTGCCGGTTGAACCTTGTGTGGCAGCAGCGTCGGCAATTGCGCCTTGGGTTACGTCCGCGCCGTCTGCGACTGTGACAGCGCCGCCGCCCGAGCCACCACCGCCGCCGCCAGTGCCAGTAGCAAGGCCAGAGCCACCGACCATGTTAACGGTCGTGGTCGATGTGGATGTGATGCAGGTTAGCTGAGTGGCCGCACCGACAGTGAATGCGAACCAGCCTCCATTTGGAGATATTGGCTGATCGCTGGTCGTGGCCGATGCACCGAGCTTGCAATAGGCAATGTTGGTCGTGCCGACATTCGATGCGACGACAACGGTGCCTACCGGGAGCGTTCCAGTAACGCCGCCGGTCGTGACCGATATTGGAGTCCCGGTGGTCGCGGGCGCA